CTGTGCGCCATGCCGCCAGGGCAGACCTGAGCCCAGGATCGGAAGTCAGAACGTTGACCCCAACAAGCTTTGACACCTGACGATTGAAAGTCTTGATATTCGTGACGTTGATCGCGCCAGAATGTTCAGAGAGAATACGATCTATTTTCTTGCTGAAAAGCGCAGGAAACCTGGCGACCCATGCTGCAAACAAGGTTCGGACAGATCGCTGCCAGCCCGTTACTTGTTGGTCGCCAATGTCATCAGACCGCAATTCCATTTCGGCCAGCACTGCTATGCGCGGGAGCTGCGACGCGACTTCTTCCTTGAAGGTATCTCCTAAGATCTTAACCAACGCAGCAAGGTCGCTGGCGTACTGCACCTCGATACCGTTGACAGAAACAGGCATGGGAGGCCTTCGAAACTTCTTGCGCTTCTTTTGGCCAAACGCTTCGCGGCGTTGTTTTTCTGCTTGGATTACTTGGGCGACTGGGCTCGGCATATCGACCGCCTAATGTAGACCCACCATGCAAAGGGGTGGAGCATGTTAAGACTGAAGACGATATCGACCCCTCCCATGATGCCAGGGACTCCGCGAGCCTTTATCCATGGCTGGATATTATGATGCATCGTCAAAAGGATTGCTCGTCGTTGGATCTTTTCTAAGCTGTCCTATCTCTGTTTCGATAGCCCTAAGCTCCTCATCAAGCACGGTGTCAGCGCTGTACTTGTCACCGCCGAACCGGCTCTGCGTAACCTCTCGATCGAACAACACGCCAGCGTCGATGTAAATAGCGTCTGTCTCAGCCTGTAGCTTTCGTGTCTCTGCCTCCTGTTTATCATCGAGCTGCCAAAGGGCGTTGAACTCAAACGACCAATTGTCAGGCGTCACCCCTTTGGTCGGCCCGTTCTGTGAGGCGAACAGCAGCGTCAAGATTCGATTGATTGGATCAGCCAATTCAGCCTTCTGCATAGCCCGGATTTGGTCATAGAAAAGCTGGATGTCGCTAGCACCGGTGGCATTCATCCCCGCAGGAGACTGTCCCATCAACAAGGTAACAGGCATTCGAGCAGCTTGCGCCAACCTCAACGAGGCCTGTTGCATCATCTCAGGAAGACCGGAAATCTGGGCGCCCATCCTGGTGGCATCTTCCATGTCTGCGTCAAGAGGGATCCCACGAACAACGCCTTTGCAAGTGTCCATCGAAATCAGGCGATCGAGAACAAGACCCTCGCCATCAGAGGCCAGCATCTGGGCCAGGCCCTTGATCTTGTAAACCATGTTTTCGAAGTCGGCCAACAGATGGAACACCGATCCCCACGCTACCTGGTAATCTCGAATCAATTCCTCAAGCCGAGTGAATATCGAGTCAGACCAACCAGCGTTTTCCTCCATTCGTCGCCTACTGGTTTTAACGCCGTCAAAGCGGATCATGCGAGTCTCGTGAACAAGCTTACCTTGTCCCGCCATCCTGCCTCTTGGGAGAATCTCATATAGCTTAGGCTTGCCGAACTTTGCTTCGGTTACATCAGAATAAAGCTCTGCTATTCGAAGGTCCCACCTGTCGAACACAGTGAGGAAGTCGAAGGTGCGAACACGATCGTCTACCAATGGTAGATCTACCTCTTGCCCATCGTTGACCCCGAGAAATATCAAAGCCCCTCCATGGACTCTCGACCAAAGCTTAGCTTCAAACAGTGCAGCCTGCGCTCCGAGGCTTTCAAGAGATTGCATGACAGCCTTCGATGAAGCCAACCTGTCTCCTACTCCTTCTCCTCCGTCTGTCGCATCAGTAAAGACGCTAATCCATTCTCGTAACATTTCCTTTGCTGGCAACTCGGCAATGACCGCTGCGACATCATCACCAGCGAAGAGGTCGTCGAACTTCCGATGTGACGAGTTTGATTGAACGATCTTCTGCCGACCGCCCTCTCGTTTGTCTCTCGAACGTCCGAGTCCAGTGACAACATTTTCCCATCCGTCGTTTACCTGTTTCTGATCAACCTTCTTCGTCTTCTTAGCTACCGCCATCGCGCAAGACTCCTCATAAGCTCAAGCCCGCCAGTGTCACCCACTACGATGTGAGCCAAACTCAAAGCATCCATCTGATCATCATGTATACCCTTAGAAGGAAAAGCCTCAAGCTCTGCGAAGAATTGATCGTTCCATGCTCCTTTGACAACCTTAATATTCCCAGCTTCGGCCTGACTAGAAACAGGGCCGGCATATGTCACCTTGTTTTCTGACGCTCTCTCAACGTGGGTCATAAAAGCGTAAAGTCCTTTGACGAAATGCAGAGCGTCAGCCTTCCCCGCCTGGCCAGGGTCCTGCCAAAGAGCAATCTTAGTTTTCTTCCCATCAGCCTGAGCTAGCCTAGCAATTGCAGTCTCAACTCCGAGGGTCGACTCACGGAATCTCTCGACGTGCTCGACACAAAACGACCCATCGTGGAGCCTCGAATACTTAAGACCTACAGTCCAGTCAGGGTCAGGGTTTGATGGCGATGGCTTCGTTACGGCCTTATCCCATGCCCTAACTCTTTGAGAGACATCGACTGGCGCTGCGTCAATCATCTCGAAAAACGATCGTCTGAAATACATCCCCGGTGCAGCTTCTACGTTCCAGTTGCCGCCTAAGAGCCGAGACCTTTCGACCAAGGGCAGTGACATGAGGCGGGCGCGGTAGCCTGGGTCCTTGCTGATGAGGGCCTTGTTGTCGCCGAGCATTGCAGCGATGAAAGTGAATGACATCGGTCTAATTTCATCCTCAGGAAGGTGAGCAAACTGTTTCCGTAAATCGTCTTCGCTATCACCCCAATGCAGATCGCCATCGATTCTAACGAAGTATCGCAGCACGCCGGATCGTTCTTTGATGGGAAGACCATCGTCGCCTATCCACCAGTCGATGAGACGGCGTACCCACCCACCTGTTTTGTCGCTAGCAGGAACCGGGTTAGTGGTTGCCCTTACCCACGGCCTGAGACCGCAAGTGGAACGGTTCCGGCTGAGCAAATAAAAGAATTGCTTAGATGTGAAATGCGAGATCTCATCCCACATTATCGAACAGTATTGACGGCCCTGATGGGCAAACACATCTTTCTCGTACTGAAGGTGGCTAAACTGAATCGATGCGCCACTGGGGAATTTCCATACGAGGCGATGCTCCTGGGGCTCCCCACCCAATAGAGGATAAAGTTTTGTAGATTCGTCCCAAATCCCACCGCCGCCCATAATCTCCGGAGACGTGCGCCTAAAGATCACTCCGGTGTAATCTTTGACCTGACATCCCCTGGCCGCCTCCATGACAATAGCGAAGGTTTTACCTGACCCAGCAGCACCACCATAAAAAGCGATGTCGGCCTTGCAAGATCCGAACTGTCTCTGGGGCCCGGGCTGTAGCCGGATAGGAGACCCTGTCACTTTTCCGGTTCGTGTCCATTTGATTCGAAGACGACAGTCGCCTTCAGTTCGGAAACATCGTGCTTTAGATCGAACCTAGACTTGTCGAGCTGACCTAGGTGCTGCTTCCCCATCCATATGAGCATGGTCTTATCTCCCGCTAAAGCCTTCTGCCACTGGGCTCTGCGAAGACTGACCTTCCCAACCCCTGCCTTTTGTCCCAGATACTCACGAAAACCTATACCGTGCTCCCTCTTAACGGCGACCTCGATAGTGTTGGCGTGACACCCAAACCAGCCGGCCAGCTCCTCCAATGTGCAGTGCATCTGGCACAGCTTCTCAAACTCGCCCCAATCTATAGATACTTCCGGACGTCCGCCCTTCTTCCCGTTTTCGCGTACCGCCTTAATGAACTTGTCAGAAGACTTCTTTCTAGCTTCTTTCACGAGTAGCCTTCCCTCCAGTCATCGACTCCCATCGCTCGACAATGACGTCGCAGTAAGCGGGTGAAATTTCTACGCCGAAGCAGGTTCGGTTGAGCTGTTCGGCTGCGATGAGAGTTGTGCCGGAACCGAGGAATGGATCTAAAATCGTTCTAGGGTCACCCGGGCATTTCTCAATAACCCATGCCATAACTCCTACAGGTTTTTGAGTGGGATGAAACCGCTCTTCTTTACCGACTCGAAGCATGCCGTGCCACATATGCCGCTTCAGCCTGACAGCCGTTCCGTAATTAGTCCATGCAATCTCTGCATCCGCAAAATCGGTAGCACCATTTTCTTTGTCCCATACCAGCCAACAAGACTGAGGGGGCAATGAATAGTAGTTGCCCCCGAAAATTGCTGCGTTCTTTGCTCTGTCTATTAGTGACAATAACAAGGAAACATCTACGGGCTTATCATCCCAAGATGCATCGCCATAATCCCTGGCCTTTGCCACGTTACCACGACTTTTATTCTTTCCTGCCGCTTCGCCTATGCCGTATGGGGGGTCCGTGACTAAGAGGTCAAAGACATCCGGGTACTCGATCTCTCCGCAATCCCCGCATACCACCCTATGCTTGCCGAGCTTCCAAACATCGCCCAATTTAGTAACCGGATTCTTAGGTGACTCTGGGATTTCATCCTCAGAAACGACACCACCCTCATCAATCCCGCCCAAGCCCGTTAACATTTTATCAAACACGCCAGATTTGAAAAAATCGTCACCGAAAGCGCTACGCACGTCCACAAGAACAGATGACGCAGAGGGCAAAAAAGATCCTCCAATGTGATGATTGTTGGCTGCCATATTAGCTGCCTTTTCCTTATCCTCGCACCAGTCGACAACTCGGATGGAAAAAACATCTCCACCTAGGTCAAACTCAGGGGGCGAGTCAGAGAATCCTGCGCCACGCGCCTTAAGTTGTTCGACCCGCTGATGGCCGCTAACTATGTGGCCGGTTCTTTTGTTCCATGTGATCCCTGATATGTCTCCGAACTCGGACAAAGAAAAGCCAAGCCCTGCTAACGACTCTTCAGATATCTCGCGCGGATTGTAGGGTGCAGGGACTAATTCATCAAGCTTCATTCGAAGGCCTCGCAACGATGTCCTAGGCAGTCCTTAACGATGTCGACCATACAAACAGTATGCCACCGAGAACGGGCATAGTAAACACGTCAAGCCATTTCGGTTCTAAGCTTTACCCTTCTCCTGGTATCGGTAACGGGTCGTGCAGCGATCGCCTCCTGCTGAAGGCTAGCGGCCGTGATGCTGTCGGAGATAACGTTTACGCTTTCGACTAGATCTGACGCCACCTCTATGGCCCTGTTCGCATCCACTGAGGCCAAGGCTGAGTGAACCAGGCCTATCTCAAGCCGAACCCCATCGACCGAATCGGTCAGTTCCTTAATCGCGTCCACAATCTTTGTTGCAATGTCTCTATCCATAATGTCTCCTTAAATTGGTTTGAGTGAAATCGACAGCGGTTCCGTTATGATCGGGCTCCTGTCAGATCCTGCCTTCCTGCGCGCGAGCCTCATTATAACTCTCGGGCAATCTGGGTCTCGAAGCCTGACCGAGTATAGCTCCGACACTTGGTAGTCGTTTCTGATTATTCTTGCAGACTGCAACGCATCAAGCGGGGCGCACGCTAAGTTGTCCACGTCAGACTTCTGGGACCCAGACAGATACGAGAAAACCTCCACATAGAGCTCGCCCTCGATAGGCTGCCGAGGCTTCTGAGACAAGAGCTGACCACGGGCATTCGACTCCCATCTCAAAACAGAATTGCTTGATATTATCGAGGGCCTGCCAGACTGTCTCCAGATTATTCTCTTTTTGTTTTTCTTACTGACCGGACGTCCGTAGACCACGAAATCAAATACATCACCATGCATACTAGCTGTATACTTCGTTAACGGTCCTTGGTCAATCCTATCTTTTGCAACGCCTATTTGATTCGACTGCGACGCCAGCAGAAACCGCTGTTCTCCCTATGTCGATCCCATCGAGAAATACCCATGCAAGAACTCGGTTGAAGGTCCAATATTCAGATCGAAGTTCGTTGTCTCTGACTGGGAACAGAAGCCTAATCGACTTGGACTCCCGTATCTTAGAAGTAGTCCACCCCTTGGCGAACAGTCCGTACTTTCTTGATGGCCCTCGAACCTCAGGTGTATCGATGTCACAGAACCTGACACGTCGCCTGGCGATGGTGTCAAGTCCCAAGTTAATATCAAATGTGCAAGTGTCGCCATCGTAACACTCTACAAGTGTGGCTCTTCTCTCTATTGTGCCTGCCGAAGCATCCATTGCGAAGAATAATTGAATCGCTAAAACGAGGGCGGCGAAATATGCTGTGCTCATGTACCTGTCTACCATGCTCATGAACTTGTTCACAGCGGTTTGAGAATCGTCCCAACAGCCGCAAGAGCGTCTAGCTGTACGGATGACGATCCACCATAGACCAATAACATCGAGCCGAAACCTGCAGAACTCGCATCAATGCCTTCCGGCGGGACATAGTTGACTCTCTTACGAATCATCACAATGAGAGTCGCACCGGCCGCATCGACGAACCACTCCTGCTCGCACCTGTTTGATGGGATCAACAGGACCGACTTTCCTCGTTTACCTTTCTGTTGCTGTGCTGCCTTCTCAGTGAACTCGGCGACATGCCCGAAAGGCGGGTTGCACCAACTCCACCCGTAGGCTGGCCAATCGATGGTAAGGGCGTCTTTTTCCTTGGTGATATACTGAACACATTTCGCGTTATCTGAGCTTGCGGCTAGATCGCATACGAACTTGTAATGAGTGTTCAAAGGTTCAAATATGCTATCAGGAGTCTCCCACTCGTCGCGTGAATAATGTTTATAAGTAGAGCTGTGTCTATGCTTGCTGGACATCTTTCGGGCTCCTTAAGTCATCACGCTTCAGCAGTATTTCCTATCTAGTATTTTAATTTCTTCTAGTCAGGCAGACCTATCAATCTCAGTGTCGTCGACATTTTTATCATCTATTCCCATAACACACCTGCAATTGGGCAGATCTGGAACTCTGTTCCACCGAACCACGCGCATAGGCCAGTCTCTTGCCTCAATTTTCCTCATTCTACGCATCAAGCGCAATGCAATAAAAATCAAAAAACCAAAACAGACAAAAGATAATACATTAATCATTCCAATCATTTCTTTCTCCCATTCCTTCCGATTAGTTGTCTTGCTTTTTTTCTGTCTTCGGCTGGCGAGCCCTTAAAAGGCTCATAGATATCGCCTACGATTCCATCACCCCCTTTGTCCTCAATGTCTGTGTTCTCACCTTCGAGCTTCCAGCATCCATCTATATGGGTAGTGTATCCTGCTATTTGGCACGGGCACATCACAGGTCTTTTCCCTCTAAAAGCTCACAAAGATTTTCGATCTGCTCTTTTTTCACCTCAGACGCCTTCCTTTCTCTCTTTTATCTATGGTTGCGTGACTGTGGCCGTGTCTGAAACCGCTGTTGTAATTGTAACCGCAACCATATCCAAACCCGAAACCTCCACCATCCTTGTACCCATACCCGTCGCCAAAACATCCGCTGTAGCATTCGCTGTACCCATAGCCACTACCGCCTCCGTCGCCGTTTCCTACTGGAAACATCACTTTATCTATATTCACCTCAGACGCCTTCCTTTCTTCCTTTTATCTATGGTTCCGTGACTGTGGACGTAGATGTCCCAGTAGCCGTATTTGTAGCCGTAACCGTAGCCATAGTATCTGCTACCGTAGCCGATACCGTCACAGTACCCTTCGCCGTAGCCGCTAACGTCGAAGCAGCTGTACTTATAGCCGCTGCCGCTGCCGCCTCCGTCTCCGTTGCCTACGGGGAACACTACAGCCCCCAATCATCAGCGACAGGTATGCGAAAAATCTCAGATCCCTCTGGTATGTCCAAAGGGTCTATTTTTTTGATCTCTACTTTCGAGTTTTTCGGGTCCGCAATAACCTCATTGAACCCGATTTCCTCCCATCTATATACCCACAAAGCGTTGTCTAGCCTGATGCGGCCGTTCTGTTGTGTTACGTCGCCCGCGAATATCCAGCCACGATCTAGAACGACAACAGCTCGACTCCCCGATGGAATGTTTCTTTCTGGCTGAGTTCTCTTTTCCACGTATTCAATACCGTCAATAATCATTTTTTCTCCTTAATGTTTTCTTTGCTCATTCCTAATCATCACTTTCTATTCTGTCATACCCAGTCATACCCGGTCATACCCGGTCATACCCGGTCATACCCGGTCATGAGACGGCAGCTTGCGAATCTTTTTGGTTTTCTAAGGAACATCACTCACCCTTCGATGACGCTTCGCGCAACAGAGAACAGCTCGCACACTCGCAGTTATCTGCATGATTTTCGAAAAACATCGTAATCAGTTTCTTCATGTATTCTATTTCCCTTCTCAGACTGTCCATCTTTGCAGCCGATGCCAACAGAGCGCGCCAGTCACGGAGCCAGACCTTCCGTGTGTCTGTAGGGTATGAGGTCTCGGATTCACTCAGAACAGTATCCTGACGTAACAACTCCTTGAGTCTTTCGGAGGTCACTTCTTTTATTTCTTCTGACGTCACTTCTAGTTCTCACTTCCTCGCCGGCCCATATAGACACCGGGATCAAGGCAATACTTAAACAGTGAAATCGCGACTTTCGTTTCGTTCACTAGTTCCCCTCCCTCGATTTCTTTGTTCATTATTTTGCAGTTGCACCTGCTTTTCTCTTTGTACGTATCCATAACCCCGTTCACTTAACGATCATTGACAAAAATCAGAAATAACGACTGCTGATCTTTTTGCCTGAAAAGAAACACCGGAATAAAGTCTTCCATGAACAGCAAACAATCGACCAAACCTAGGTGAACAGACTATATACCAAACGTATACACATAGTCAAGTATGTTATTTTGGACTGCGATCCAGTTCCTTAATGGTAGCTCCTGGAAACCTGATCTTAACCAACCCTATAGCCTTAACGATATCCTTCGGCGCCCCTTCCAATCCATCCACCTCGGACCTAGACACCTCAGCCACATCAATCGGCCACTCGAAACTACCTGAAGAGTCATTGTCAACCAGACCCCAAGCAACACCATCAGACTCGATAATGACCCCGGAACCAATTGGTTCTACCTCTCTTTTGCCGTCCTCGTAGGCCTTCTTAGTGACGCCAATCTTCTCGGCTAGGTTCGACCCCCAAGCGTCCCAGTCGAATCCGTCACCCATGATCCACCCCAAGGTGTAAACTAAAAGTTATCACCCGATGCCCGGAAACAAGGTGACCTCCCCTAACTGTCGAGACCCTTTGACACTTTTCCCGAAGGCGAAAACAAGGCGAAATCTCAAGAGACGAGAAGTTTTCACGACGCGACGCGTTAAACATTCAACTTCCTCAACTTCCTCAATCTTGCTTAATTCAGATTAAGCAAGCTTAATCCAGATTAAACAGTCAGATCTATTTACACGGTTCGGCCTTTTCGTTTAAGTAGTTTTGACACAGCGCGTCAGATGCTGGCCAAGATCTCATTGACCCCTTTAATGTATTTCTTGACCTCTTCGGGCCCCTGTGGCTTTCCTAGTGCGTTTATAAGCGCCTCGACAGTCTTACCCTTGGTCGTCTTGGGCCCGTCGTTAGGGTCGAAGTCGACGGTACCGCTCTCTAACTGCGGATACTTGTTAGCCTTCTGCACAGCGACGAAGGCTTTCTGGCGGTCGTTACATATAGAGACCAAGTCACTCAGCGATGGGAAAAACTTAGAGCCCCTAGAGGCAGCGAGCATCGCCTTCTTAATAACGCTGATGTCATACGTGTGAAGTTCTTTCCAGTAGGCCCTCTGGGTTACCTTCCACTCCTCCTCTGGTTGCTTAAAGCTTGGGAAAGCACCTCGCATCTCCGCCATGCTTTTTGAGAATTGGATTTTCAGATCTCTCGAATTAAAAACTGTCTGGTTCATTTGCAAACTCCTCGGTGGCTTTCATCCACCCTGTTAGGGGTTGAGTGTTTCTGTATTGCTCAATAAAACCCTCGACTTTCGAGGCGCATCTAAATATCATCGGGATAGTGTGTGCCCTCTTCTCGACATGCCACTTGTCTTGTAAATTACCCTTGATCGCATCTGACAGATCGGCTACTGTGAAGCCCTCAGCTATCCTGTCGGCTATTCTATTATAGTC